AAAGTTCAAATCCCCAACCTGGACAGCTAAATAATAGCGTCCAGGTATGTGGCTAAACATCAACATCTTAGGCTTTTTAGAAGATAAAGCCAATTGTAGGGCATCGTAATCTTCTATTGTATTGTATTTTACCCAGAATGGGACTTTTATTACTTTATGCTTAGTTTTCGTTCCAATAAAAATGCTACCATCTTTGCCACCAATTTCTTTTAGCTCCGGGTCGTAGTCTGCGCCACTAAAGACAGTAAAGCCGTCTGTAATAGTAATCCACTTAGTCAATTCGACATCGCCAAAATGACATCTTACAGTTTTGTAATCTACCACCTGTTTATACCTCTCAGTCTTTCTTCTGTCTGTTCGTCAAATTTTTGTCTCGCTGCTATTGGCTTAGCAACGACTCTGGCAAATTCATTTTTATCAAATTGCGCAGACACAACAATAGGTCTATCGGCTAAATTTTTGATGGCAGATAACAAAGCAGCATTGCCGCTAGTGTAATTATCTGTACTAGTCACTTGACTAGATAAATTTTTATTTAAAGTACCTATTCGCTCAAAGCCATTATTTACGTTAGTATCCATATCAAAAGCTAGTTGAGGATTTCCGAATGAAGACTGAATCTCTTCGGCCATTCCGTTAACTAAGTTTTTAACTGGTTTAAATTTATCAACAAGTCCTTGATGCAGACCTTGCATAATTGCGTTGCCGGCTGGAATAAGTAAACGTCTATCGTAACTTATTGGTCCTTTGTGATCTTTAATCCACCCTGCAATATCTCCGACAAAATTTTGAATATCTCCCCAGACATCCTCTAAACCTCGTAAAAAACCTCGCATGATAGCTCTACCTGCACTCAACAAATCAATCGATTTGATTGCATTGATAAGCTTTTCACCAATATTGTTAGCTGTTTCGTTTATTTTACCTATGACACTCAGAATCCCTTTAACAAAAGTGATGAGTAACTGAACTCCAAGAGCTAGCACTTTAGGTAGATTACTTGCTATCGCTCCTGCTAAAATCGCTATGAGTTTTCCAACAGTAATAACGATATCAGGTAATCTTGCTATAATCCCTTGCACTAAGTAACTTAAAATTTCAAAACCTTTTTTTAAAATTGCCGGGTAATTTGCTTGCAACATTGATATAAAGCTTGATATCACAGATACTGCCGAGGTTGCTATTTGAGGTAAGTTAGCTAATATTCCATCTATTAGATTTAGAACGAGAGTAGCCCCAGCTTGCAAGAGTCCAGGTATACTTTGCATTACAAAAGATACGAAATCTGTAAATATTTTTCCTGCCACTGTTAAAAATGCAGGATAGGCTGTTAGAAATCCGTTAACAAAGCTAATAATAAAGCTAATGCCAGATTGCATTAGCGACGGACCGCTTGTTTGCATAAAACCAACAATTTTAGGTATTAGCTCTGAGAAAGTTAACGAAATAACCGAACCAAATCCTTTAAAAACATTTGTTAGCATTGGTATAAAGTTATTCAATACAAAGTTGCTTGTTGTATCAAACAGCGCTTTTAGCGATGGTTTGATATCCTCACCTAAAGCCATTTTCCCCAGCAAGTTTTTCGAAGCTGCTTTCATAGCTTCAAACGAACCTGTGAACGTTGTTGCTGCCTCTTTAGCGGTTGTCCCGGTTATCCCTATTTTCCCTTGAATAGCGTGAATAGCTTCATATACATCTGAGAGATTTGAAATGTCATATTTTTTTCCAGTTAGCTTTTGGGCATCTGAAAGCAAACGTTTCATCTCTTCTTGCGTACCGCCATACCCGAGTTTTAGATTGTCCAGCATCGTGTAATTTTGCTTCGCAAAACCTTGATAAGCATACTGAATACTTTCCATAGATGTACCCATCTTGTTAGAGTTATCAGCCATGTCTATCATAGCCATATTTGCGACTTTTGCCGCTTTGGCCGTATCCCCTCCGAGCGACTGAAGCAAACTAGCACTAAAGCCGGTGACACTTTCCATATACGCATTCGCTGATAATCCAGTTGTTTTATAGGCTTCGTCTGCATATTTTTTTACTAAATTTGCGTTGCTTTTGAAAAGGGTTTCTACTCCTCCAAGCGACTGCTGAAGCGCCGCTCCTTCTGAAATTGATGACGATATTGCTTTTGTGACCATTTCGCCTATTTTAGCAGCAGCAATGACACTCCCCAATATCCCAATCAATTTACCTCCTAATAGGCTACCTGCAGAGCTCCCTGCGCTTGACGCTTCTGGGTCTAACGTCTTACTTATAGATCCAGAGATTCCTTTAGCCGACGGCATAATCTGCACGTAAGCTTGTCCTAAGTTAGTAGCCATCAGCTATCACCTCCAAACCCAAGAATGTTATTTCTAGTTTCTTCGAAATCCTTGCCACTGCCGAATGAAACAACTTCACTATCTTTGTGTTGATTATCAAACATTGTTGAAACCATTTCTGGTCTATTTTTACCTTTTTGGCCATCTGTCGTTTTCATCCAAATGAGCATTCCAAGTCTGTCAAACATCCCAGCTAGTATTCGTCTTTCAAATGAGACTCTATTACCTGAAATAACTCGATTGATTCTTGATTCTTCTCTCAAGCCTAAAGAAAAAACAGCTACTTTTAGAGGTGGTAGCTGTTTGTAATCATATATGTGATAAGTTTCAGCTAAATCACAGACAAGAGCATCTTCGTCCATTTTTAGCATTGTGGCAAGGGCTATTATTTTTTTAATTGACCACTTTCAAAAATTTCTTTCACTTCTTCCATCAACGCCTCCGTCGAAACAGTCCCGTCGCTAGCGCGTAAATGATTTTTTAAACTTTCTACTTGGTCACCTAGCAACAAACGTAGAACTTTCGGTAAAGACAGCGGATTGCTTTCTAAATCCGCTAGTGCCTCTACTAATTCATAATTTTTTAAACGCGATTCTTCAATCTTATATTCAAAACCTGACGATGTTTTCATTAACCAGCTCCTTTTATATATTCATAGTGAGTGTTTCCTTCTGCATCAGGAAACGCTTGTAACGTTGTCTCATAACCAGCCGCTTCGTTATCGACATACTTAATTTCACCAACTTCGGATACTTTCCCTTTTGGTATTACAATACGTTTAACTGTATTGTTTTTCAAAATCATCTCGATAACCAAACAATGTTCCTCTAGTGGTTTTGAATTTGATTTAACAGTAATCCCGGCTTTAAGGTCTCCAGTTACATTATCTTTGCCATAGATTTCTTTGAGTACTTCAATATTCAATGCTTCAATCAATGTATATGTAAATTTATCTGCTTTACTTTTTTGTGCAGATTCTACAACATCGCCACCCCACGCTTGGATCTCTTCTGATTCTCGTTTATCTTCGTTTGATAAGCCGTCTTCGGAAATGTACCCTAATGACTTAAAGGCTTCATTTAACTCTGATGCTGTGTCTTTGGGTAATTCTGTTCCTAGCGGCGCAGTATAAATAGCACCACCAATTTTAGGTTTAGCCGTAGTAACGTTTGATGAATTTGCTACCATATCTCCTCCTTAATAATGATTAATGTCAAATACAGCTTGATAGCGATAGCGCTTAGTTGCTGTATCTGTAAAATTGTAGTCAGCGTTAAGATGTACACCAGAAACTTGTGGCAAGACATCAAGCTGCTCAATTACTTGCTTTACTTTGTCATTAAGTAAAGCCGCCTCATACAACGATTCGGCATAACTTTGAAAAGCAAACGTGGAACTTAGCAAATGATTTTGCTTAGCCCCGCTAGTCTTTTCTAAGATGATGAATCGTGCAGGTTCATCTTTTTGATGTTCAAAAAAAGACGGCACATCTAAATGCTCGTCTAAATATTTTTTGATAATTACTTCAATCAATCATCGCACCGCCTTCAACAATGTGTTGTTTTTTGAGTTATCTTTCTTGGCCTTTATGGTTTTAGCACTGACCATAGCATTAGCCCTATTTTTCCCGACATGGATATCTTGGGCGTAACCATCGCCACAACGTTCTCTGATGGCTGTGGCCTTAGTGGTTAATACCTGCTGCATTTCTGATGATTTCATCAATTCAGCAACACCAGCTTTATTGAGCTTGAATTTAAACTTACTCATATCTTTCCACCATAACTTTCTTATTCCATTCAAGCGGAATAAGCTCTTCAATACCTTCAAGAGCTAGGCCGACAGTGCGCCACTTTTTGTCAAAAAAGCGAACCTCTTTATCCTCCCAATCATGCTTATCTCCTTTTGGAATTGCTAAAGTGTAAACAGCTTTTTTCCCTGAAAGGCTAAGCTGGCTTGTTATGTCATCGCTTGTTGATGGCGATACAAGGACATTATCGACAGATATTTCTTTATCTTTTTTTATTGGATTTCCGAAAGGGTCTATATCGATAGTTACTTTATCTATCAAAGTAATCGTTATCCCTCTTAATTTCCCCATAAAGCTCAATACCTCCATACCTCTGCTTTTTTAGACCAAGCCGTTTAAGCTCATTGTCTTTTATAAACAGTCCCCCTCCTGGAACCAAATAAGTTCCAGACCAAGTGTAGCCAAGTGCCGATTGACTTTCTTGCGACATCGGTTCACCTTGTGTAGCAGTCATCAGCGTTCTCGCTACAATATCTACAGTTACCGATTTCAATACAGTAGCAAAGTAAGGAGTTTCCAAAATCATTTCATCTAGATTTTTACCCACTTTACTTGCTTCTAACCTCAACGTGTCAGAGACAGTCTCTAACAAAGCCTCAGCACGCTTGATTTCGTCAACGGATAATTGACGCCATAATAAAATGACGTCATCTGTTGTCGCAAAATTTGTCATAAATTTCCCTTTCTTATTTAGGGAGTAATTCTAATAACTCAGATTTTGTAGCAGACGAGTTATACTCAATTCCTAGCCCTGTCAAATGTTCTTTCAGAGTTTGAACGGTCCAAGATTTTTCATCACTTGTCTGTGTCTTATCTACTGTGTTAGGAACAATCTCCCAGTCGCCTAACAGCGCACAGTCAGTAACGACTACTGCTCCTGTGTTTTTGTCTCTATAAATCATCCTTGTACCTCAACGCGAGAGAATGCTTTCTCATCTAAAATTCCCCATCCTATGAATGCTTCTGTACGGAGCAGGATTTCATTATAAGCCTTTAGATCACGTCCAGAGCCATCTGGGTCTCCATACTCAATGATTTCCATTGGGATATTTTCAGCATAACCCCACTTGAACATATTCTGGAAATCTCCGACAATAGCATGGTCATCTTTAGCTGTGCCACCTTTCATAGTAAGTGTCTTGTTGATGTCTAAAGTCATATTAAAGAAGTTGCTTGGACGTTGCCCGAATCGAAATTCAGGATACATCACATTATCAAATTTATCTTTTCGTTTAGACATATCTTGTCCTGCCTGTGGTGACAAAGCGATACCTGTCACATCATTTCCATTTGCTACAATCGTTGTAACAGCTGCATCAATATTGTCGTCAATTTTATCTGCTTCGTATTTGATGACATTACCAGTCACGACCCCATCAAATGAGTTTGTAGCTTTGAATGAGGCATCTGTCATTGTGCGAGGTTCAAGGCCATGAATAGCTGCAATATCAAAAGCCTCCGCCATTTTTTTAGCAAAACCGTCAGCATAATGTTTTAAGAAATTCAATCGTTTTTCTTCTGAGGCATACTTAAATTCGTCAGTCATACGTGCCTGATAAACAAATTTCAGCGGTTTAATAATTTTAGAAGTGACCTTTGCGGTATTCCCTAATTTTTGCTCACCTTCACCAACAATCTGAGCATTACCATCCAAGTTGAAAACAAATTGTTCTACTCCGTTGAACGGGATTGGTGTTTGACCAGATAATTTCGCAAGCGTAGAGTGACCTTTCACTTTACTCATGATTTCTGTTACTAGTTCTGGTTTAAATAATGTTCCTGCTTTAATTGATTCTGCCATGTTTATTCTCCTTTGTTAACTAAATTACGTGCCATTTCAATCCAACCTGCTTCTTTTTGGTCGGTAATAATCGGCTCGTTTGATTTTGCTGGCGGTTGTGGTTGAGACGGCTTGATAAAAGATGCTAAGCGTTCTGCATCCACTTTGAGCCCGTCTTCATCATCGCCTTGCAAACGATTAGCTAAATCGATTGGTAAGCCATACTGTAACGCTACCTTTGTCCGTAAATTTGCTGTCTCATAACCAGCGATTTGATTTTCCAAAGTGGTAATTTTCTCTGTATAGCTATCAGTGTTTGATTTAGCATCATTCAAAGCAGTTTGTAAGCTGCTGTTTTCGGTTTCTAGTTCTTCAACACGAGTTTTCAGTTGGTCGTAATCTTGATACTTCTCACGTTCTCGAGCAATGCGAGCTTTCACAATCGTGTCCAACTCTTCTTGTGTTTCAATAACTTTAAATTCTGACATATTAACGTCCTTTCTCCTGCTTTCCCGGCAGTTCGGTAGATTTTTTAGCAGTAAAAAAACACCCTTCCGGATGTCGTTTTTTAACAGCTGGTTCTTTGCTTTCTTTTTGGCTTCGTTGTGTAACAAATCCAGTGCGCAAGCAATGCACTGTCCATTAAGCTAATGTCTCTATCATCATAAAGCGATTTATACCCAAAACCACCATTCGAGCCAATTTGCCTTTTTTCGCAGTTTGTAACTACCGCTGTCAAAGATGGCTGGTCGTTGTGGCAGATAGTCTCTTGCATGATACCTTGTTCCCACATCGTGTTAGCTGTGATAATTTCAGCAACTTTAGGCAATTCTGGTTTCTTTAAACCATGCTCTCTCATCTCTTGAGCAAGTAATTCTTGACCGCTTGCGCCATCAACAACAACTTTAGCAATGTCAGCCGATTTCAAAAAGTTAATAATCCATTGAGTTCCATTTCTAACGGATAAACAGTCAATAGCCTCAACAAATACTTTATTTTCTGATGCTCTTGCTGCAATTGACAATGATACGTTGTTACCGTCTTGGCCAAACTTAATCCCAACAAATAACTTACTTTTGAGTTCTGGTACTTGCTCAACTTTTAGTTTAGCCCACTCCTTTTCAGATATAACTGATTTCTGGTTAAATGACGGCCAATATCCTAAGCGCTGGATATTGTGATCAATTTCATCCTCACCTAATTCAGCTTCAATTTTACGCTCATTTAAGTGGTATCCCATGGACGGGTTGGCAACATACCAACTTTTTACGTCATGTATCGGTTGCATTTCGTCAACAGACCATTCTGCCCATCCAGAGTAGCGTCTGTCACCTTTTAAACACTCTTTACGATAAGATTCAAAGACTGTACCAGTAGATACCATGGTCGGTGGCGTTCCACACATAATAGTCATTGGGTTATCGCTATCAGTTACCGTGTATTTCAACGCTGATTCTTGCTCAGCAGTGTATTCTTGCGCCTCATCAATAATTAGTAGGTCAAATCCCTCACCAAGACCTCCATTTGATGTCCTAGTCCTAAACTGGATAACAGAACCGCTAGATTTAAACTCAATACGCTCCTGCCCTTTGGCTTTATTTGATATAAAATCTTCTCCGTCAACATATCCTGACATTTCAAGATATTTTTTTACTTTTTCAAACGAAGAGTGAGAAGTGCTAATTCTGTGAGCAGTATGCAAGATTTTCAATCCTTTATGCAAAGCCCACAGCTCAAGTATGTAAACGACTTCTGTTTTTCCGTTTCGTCGAGGAATAGCGTAGCCGTATTTTTGATGCACCCACAGGTTATCTTCGTTGATAGCCATCATAGGTATGAGCATATTCTCTTGCCACAAGTAGCAACTTAGACCTGTTTTTTTGTAGTAATTGATGGCTTCATGAGCTAGAGTTTTAGCAAAATGTAAATTTACCGATTGAGTAGGTCGCTGATTGCCAAGCTTTGCTTTCGTCTTAGTAACCATACTTTTTTTCCTTTCAATCGTACTGCATGATAACCCTCTCGCTGGGAGACAAACCACCTCCTTGTTTCGAGCATAAAAAAAGCACTTGCAACACTAGCTAAGCGCTTATTAAATGATTTCAATTGATTTGATTTCTGATTCAGAAATTTCTGTATATCCTCTCTCGTTTTTTACGACTAAGACGTCCTCAGAAGTCTCATTTGTATCAGCATCGCAATAGTATGCTGTTCCAGTCCATATCTCATCATCAATGTCAACAAGTGAAATTTTCTTATTATTGTACTGCAATAATTCCATTACTCTCTCCTTTCATGATAAGTTGGAACAATGTGCGATCCGGTCTTTCCGTAATGAATAGTCAGGCCATTTACTAAATTTCCTGAGTAAATA